TAAGAAGATTATTCCCATTACAGATAGATGGTGAAGATATATCATTCTATGCAAAAACTAGTTCTGGAATTAGTTTACAGTCAAATCTATTGGTATTTGTAAATGATGTACTACAAACTCCAGGAGAAGGTTATCAGTTTAATGGTGGAAGTAGAATCAGATTTACAGAAGCACCTAAAGGTCAATTAGTTGGATTTAGTACTGTTGGTGATACTGTAAAGATTTTAGCATATACTGGAACATCAGAAATTGATGTTCGACTTGTAAGAGTTTTACCTTCAGTAAAAGTAGGAGATAATGTACAGATTTTTAGTGATGTAGATTCCAACCTTACTCAAGAAGAAAGACTTGTTGTAGATGTGAAGTCAGCTGATACAATTATTACTAATAATTATGCAAATGTTGGTGTTGTTTTAGATGAATTATATGAGAGACCTATTAGTTGGATTAAGCAAGAACAAGATATAATAATCGATAATAGTTTTATTGGTAAAGATAGAGTTTATTATGAACCAATAATAAATCCAACTACAAATATACTCAATAGTATTGCAATAACATCAGAACATGTTTATGTTTTTGATACATCACTGTTCAATATTTCAAGAGAAGGTATAGAACCAACAGAACAAAGAAGAATTGAGATTATACCTACAGATCAACTCATTTCTGCAGAAGCAGAGGTAGTTTTAAATACAAATGGTACAATTGATAGTATAAATGTTACAAATCCTGGATTTGGGTACACAGCGGCACCAGAAATAACTATACAAAAACCATTTATAGATGGATCTCAAGCAACTGCTTTTGCATTAATGTCGGGATCTTCTGTAAATAGTGTGAATGTTAGTTATGGGGGAACAAATTATTACAATGGACCAATAAAGACACTATCAATTTATTCTCAAGGATCTGGATTTCCACCTTTATTTGGTGGCGAAACCATAATGACGAGTGCAAAATTACATACGGTAACTGGTGTTGGAAGAAATGCAACCGTAGATATATCGGTCAATTCAGAAACTTCCATTACATCATTAACATCAATTAATGATAAGGGAGTCAATTATTCTGTTGGTGATATATTAGAACTTAAAGTTTATGATAACGTTGGTCTTGCAAGTTCTTATAGAAGATGGCCTTTAGAAAACTCTATAAAGTTTATTGTAAATGAAATTGAACCACCTCCAATTTTAATTGCACCACCATGGAGAAATACTGAGGAATCAATTTTTGTTAATTATTATGGTGATTATGGAGTAATAGTTGGTTTTGACACGTCTAGAATTTCAGAATCAACAAATCAATATTTCCTTGGACTAGATTTATTTATTCCTATGGATTCGGATTTAAGAAAGAATGGAGTGTATGATGTTGGTATAACTACAGGAGATTATTTTAATATTACACATACTGTATTTGGAGATCCAAGTGGAGGTAGAGTTTCTTTACCTTCTGGATTTACTGCACAAACTGGACCTTTACCAGATCCAGTTGGAATATCAACTATTTTTACTGATATGGTAGTTCAATGCTATGATTGGTCAGAAAAAATAGTTACAATACCATCTGGAATATCTGGATTACCTGTTGGTATAACAACTACAGTTAAAAATGTTATTGTTATACTGTCAAATTTAGCTCCTGGGCAGAATCCAAGTAATACTGGTTTTAATAGTGTAGAATTGTTTGGCAATTATGTCTGGGGTAAAGTTGATTTAACAAGAAGACTTAGAGCAAAACCATTTACTGCATTCTCTGAAAATCAATCTGGTATAGGAACAAACCCAATTTTGCGTAGAAAACTCCCACTAAAATATGATGGGTATTTTGTCTGATAAATAAATAAACAAATCTTAGTTAGATACTAGAAATGGCTGCAATCATAACTGATTACTTGAGAATAAATAATGCCAAATCTTTTGTGGAGGATATTCGAGATTCTAATCAGTCTTACTATACTTTTGTAGGACTACCAAATTCAGATTCTATAAGTCCTTCTTGGGATAGTAATCCAATTTCCCCAAAAGACTGTTTCGATGAAGATAATTCATATTGGGAATCATTAATAGCATTAAAAAAAATATCACCAGATGACATAAGACTCGTTGTTAGAAAAATTCAATGGGAATCTGGAACGATTTATGATTCATACAGACATGATATTTCTAGGACAAATCTTTCTAGACCGTCCAACAAAACAAGTTTATATTCATCAAATTTTTATGTAATTAATAGTCAATTTAGGGTTTATGTTTGTTTAAATAATGGATTGGATCCAGAAAATACAAATGGAAAACCCTCACTAGATGAACCAAATTTTACAGATTTAGAGCCAAGATCTGCTGGAACTAGTGGTGATGGATATGTTTGGAAGTATCTGTATACTATCAATCCAAACGATATTGTAAAATTTGACTCCTTAAATTTTATTCCAGTTCCAACTGATTGGGAATCAAATTCGGAATATACTAATATTAGAAATAATGCATTATCTAGTGGTCAATTAAAAACTATTTTTATAAAGGATAGAGGTCTTTTAGTTGGACCACCAAATACGACATATACAAATGTACCAATATCTGGTGATGGTACAGGAGCAGAATGTACAATAGTTGTGAATAATGATGCAAAAGTAGAATCTGTTACAATATCTAAGGGTGGAAGTGGTTACACTTTTGGTACTGTAGATTTAATTAAAGGTTCTGTTCCTTTAGGTGCATCATCTCCAAAGTTTGATGTTATTATCCCACCAGTAAATGGACATGGATATGATGTATACAGGGAATTGGGTTCTACAAATGTATTACTCTATTCGCGAATAGAGAATGATGTTCAGAATCCAGATTTTGTTACGGGAACAAAAGTATCTAGAATAGGTATAATCAAAAATCCATTATCTTATAATTCAAATACAATACTTACTGATGATAGAGTAACTTCTTTAGACGCTATAAAACTTATTGGTTTAGCACCAAACCAAGATGATTATAAAACTACAAGATATGAACCAAATTCAATAATAACCCAAACAATTGGTACTGGAGTGACCGCTGTTGGTAGAGTTCTTTCTTATGATAGTCAGACAGGAGTTTTAAAGTATTGGCAGGATAGGTCTATAGTTGGATTCAACACCGATGGAACAATAAATGATAGACCAACCTATGGATTATCGATAAACAAATTTACATCTAGCGTATCAGATGGTGGAGAGTTGAAAATTGTAGGTGGTTCTAGTGACCTATATATTGATAGTGGATTTGGTCAAAATAATAATCCAGGTATAAGTACTGTCATAAATAATAAGACGTATTATTTAGGGCAAAATTTTGTAAATGGAGTTGCTCTACCAGAGGTAGAAAAATATTCGGGAAACATAATTTATGTTGATAATAGACCATCTATTACAAGATCTGTGAATCAAAGAGAAGACATTAAAGTTGTATTACAATTCTAAATTCCGTTAAAATCATGCCACAAGAAACAAATTTAAATATATCTCCCTATTTTGATGATTATGATCCCCTAAAAGGATATCATAAAGTTCTTTTTAAGCCAGGTTTTCCAGTACAATCTAGAGAACTTACAACTTTACAGTCTATTTTACAAAACCAAGTTGAACAAATTGGAACACATTTGTTTAAAGAGGGGTCAGTAGTTATTCCTGGAAATTATTCTTATAATAATGAATTAAATTGTGTAGAAGTAGAGAGTCAATATCTAGGAATAAATTTAGACTCATTCAGGGGAGATTTGGCTGGGATTACAATTAGGGGACAAAATTCAAATCTTAAGGCAAAAATAGTTGATAGTATAGGAACTGAATATTCTGATAGAGGGTATATTACATTATACATAAATTATCTTTCAACTGGAAATGATGATAAGGCGGTATTTGATGATAATGAACTATTGATTTTAGAAGAAAATCTAAATTCAACTGCTGCAGTTTTTCAGCAAGGGCAAGCATTTACAACCACTGCACCTACACAATCAACTTCTATTGGTTCTGCAGTTTTTATGCAGGAAGGAGTTTACTATCTAAGAGGAACTTTTGTAAAGGTTTTAGCACAGACTTTAATATTAGAACCTCATGAGAATAATCCATCATATAGAATTGGATTTGAAATTTATGAAAATATTGTAACATCTGGACAAGATAATAGTTTAAACGATAATGCTTCTGGATTCAATAATTATGCAGCTCCTGGTGCAGATAGACTACAAATAAGAGCTGTTTTAGCAAAAAGACCAATAGAAGTAGATAAACATGAAAACTTTGTAGAACTCTTTATTGTAAGATCAGGAGGCGTTGAGAAAGCATATAACAGATCAGTTTATAATGATATTGGAGATGAGCTTGCTAGAAGAACTTATGAGCAATCTGGTGATTTTTATGTAAAATCATTTTCAGTGTCTGCAAAAGAAACTCTAGATGATAGAAAAGGTAATGATGGAGTATTTAAATCAAATCAATTAACTAGAAATGGTAATGTACCTAGAGAATCTTTGGGGACATATAAAATTTCTCCAGGAAAAGCATATGTTAAGGGTTATGAGATAGAATATTTAACTTCAACATATCTAGATTTCCAAAAACCAAGAACAACTAGTACATTAGAAAACCAAGCAATAAACTATTTTACTGGTCCATCAATGTCTCTTAATAGAGTCGTTGGTGCTCCAAGAATTGGATTTACTACATCATCTTTAATTAGTTTAAGAGATAGTAGAATTGGAGAAAACCAATTTATTCCTAGTGGCAAAGAAATTGGTATATCAAGAATATATGATTATGCTTTAGAAGGTGGATCTTATGATACTGCTGTTCAAGAATTAAATACTTGGGACATATCTTTATATGATACACAATACTATACAGAATTAAATTTAAATTCTTCTGTTTCATGGACAACTCCAGTTTATATTGAAGGTAAGTCTAGTGGAGCAAGTGGGCATTTAAGATTTGACACAAATAGTGCAGGAATTGCAACTGTTTATGGTACAAGAGGAAAATTTATAAAAGGTGAGAAATTAATTCTCAATGGTGTAGATGGAAATTCATTAATTACTAGTGTAACAGAATATAAAACTTTAGATGTAAAATCATTACATAGTACAATTGGTATTGGTGAGACTTTTAATGCAGACACAAAACTTTCTAATTACACTAGTGTAGGTCAAGTTACTGTTGGGCAAGCAGTTGCTAATGTATCTACTGTTGTTTCAACAGATGTTCAACTAGATAAAATATTTAAAGTTGGAGACTATGTATCATTTACAAATACTGGATTAGTGTCTCCAGAATATAAAACTTATGGTAAAGTAGTAAGTATAACAGATGAATATACTATTGGAATTACAAGTGTTACTGAAGTAACAGGAATAAATTATGGTTTAATGCCTTCTTCTTCTGATGTTATTGCATTGGACTTTAGTTTGATTGGAACAAAATTGCAATCATCTACAGATAATACTTTATATACACCATTACCAAAAAAATATATTTCTAATGTTGATTTAACAGAATCAGAAATTACAATTAGAAAAGAATTTAATTTAGTAATAAATCAGAATGTTACTAATACAATTCAATGTGAATCCGATGAAGCATTTTTACCATTCGATGAAGAAAGGTATGTATTAATAAATTCTAATGGTGATTTTGAAGTATTGACAGGCGATAAATTTATATATGGTGATGGATCAAAATCAATCACCATATATGGAATGTCTACCAATGGACCTGGAAGACTTATAGCAACATTATCAAAAAATAGAGTCACTAGTAGAACAAAAACTGCTAATAGAGCAAACTCTATTATTGTAAATAAATCTACATCAGTTTCTTCTGGTATTGGAAGTACGACTTTAGATGATGGACTAGAATATGGAAGTTATGGTTATGGTCTAAGAGTTCAGGATAAAGAAATTTGCTTGTTAGAACCTGATGTAACTAAAGTATATGCTATTTTTGAATCTTCAGATACATTTGAACCTGTATTACCTTCTTTAACATTAGCAAATTTAAATGGTCAAACTGGTAGAACTGATGATTTAGTTATTTCTGAAGTGATTAAAGGAGAAACTTCTGAAGCTGAAGCAATTTATGTAGAAAATATAAATTCTTCAAAAATATCTATAGTTTATTTAAGCGATCTTGCATTTATTATTGGTGAGACAGTAAGATCAGAAAAAAGCAATATTTTAGGAACAATTTCAGACATTGGACAAGGATCCACAAATATAACAGATAGATACACTTTAGATTCTGGGCAAAGAGATACTATTTGTGATTATTCTAGAATCATTAGGAAGGAAAATTCCAAAAGTCCAAAAAATCAGATAAAAGTTATTTTCGAATCTGGAGAGTTTTCTTCTTCTGAAAATGGTGATATTACAACCGCCAATTCTTATTCTCAGTTTGATTATTGTGACTTATTAAGTGTAAAAAATGATGTCAGAACCTCAGACATTATTGATATTAGACCAAGGGTATTACCATTCAATTCAAATTCACAACTATCACCATTTGAATTTACTTCAAGACAATTTTCAGACTCAAATAATTCTGCAAAAAATATTCTTGCATCAGATGAATCTATAAGATTAACATATTCTCACTACTTGGCAAGAATTGATAAATTGTTCCTATTAAAAACTGGAGAATTTCAGTTGTTAAATGGAGTTCCTTCAGAAGATCCTTTGCCACCAATACCTATAGAAGATGCTCTTGAAGTAGCTACTATATCAATACCACCATATTTGTGTGATATTGATGATTGTGAAATAAAATTAAACAAATATAAACGCTATAGAATGGAGGATGTTGGTCAACTAGAACAGAGAGTTAATAATTTAGAATACTATACTGCATTGTCACTTTTAGAGTCAAAAGCAGAATCACTAACAATTCCAGATTCAAATGGACTAACAAGGTTTAAATCTGGAATATATGTTGATAATTTTAGTACTAGAAAAACGCAAATTAAGAGTTCTAGGGTTACTAACAGTATAGATCCAGTAAATCTAGAACTAAGACCTTCTCACTTTACTACACAAATTGATTTGCTTTTGGGTGGAAGATCTTTACTTGGCATTGGAACTACTTCAGGTACAGTTGCAGATTCTGAATTTGTGGATGATCTTATTGGATCAAATATAAGAAAAACTGGACAATTACTAACATTAGATTATACTGATGAAGTAATAGTTGAAAATCCATTTGCAACAAGAGTTGAAAATGTGACTCCGTATTTAGTTACTACTTATGCGGGTACAATTGAGTTATTCCCATCATCTGATATCTGGATTGATCAAACTAGATTAAGACCACAAACAATAACATCAGATGATTATACCCAAACAAGATTACAACTAGAATATGCTGGTTATGATGCACAAACTGGTCTCGGTCCAATTGTTTGGGGTTCTTGGGAAACTACTTGGACTGGATCCACTTCTACGAGTACATCATCAACTACTAGAAGTAATTGGAGAAATCAAAGTAATATAAGAAGAGGAAGGGGTACTGTTAGAACTGATGTTAGAGATGTAACAACAACAACTGTAACCACTACAACACAAACTGGTTTTGATCAAAGAGATGGTAAAAGACTAAGAGTATCTGAACAAGTTGAAACTAGGAGTGAGGGAGACAGAGTTGTCAACACCTCTGTTATTCCTTTCATGAGATCTAGAAATATAGAATTTACTGCAAGAAGATTCAAACCTTTTACAAGATTATATGGATTTTTTGATGAGCAGGATGTAAATCAATTTATAGTTCCAAAACTAATCGAAATAAGAATGATTAGGGGAATTTTTAATGTTGGTGATCTTGTCAGAGGAACAAGAATTGGAAGAAGAGGAAGATTTTTTAGAGGAAGAAGATTATTCTTTGGTAGATCTTTACCAAGAATTCAATTTAGAGTAGCAAAGTCAAACCACAAATACGGACCAATATCAAATCCTAGTGATGTTTACGTTGAGAGTCCATATGATCAAAATTATATAGTACCAGCAGAATATTCAAGTTCTTCAATATTATTGAACGTTGACACTAGATCACTATCAGAAAACAATCAATCACTGTATCGTGGATTTATTGTTCCAGGTATGAGGCTAAGAGGTCCTAATGGAGAGGCAGAAGTAGTAAATGTAAGGTTATTTACTGATAGTATTGGTTCTATAAAAGGATCATTCTTTATTCCAAACCCAAATGTACCTTCAAATCCAAGTTTTGAGGCAGGAACAAAGGTCTTTAGACTAACAAATAGTTCAACTAATACAAAAATTGGAGGACTTGTAGATAGTTCTGGAGAAGAGCAATATTTTGCTTCTGGAACTATGAATACAGTTCAAGAAACTATAAGATCTACACGAAAACCAAGATTTGAAGTTGTAGATACTACAGAGAGAAGACCAGCAGTACCAGATGTTCAAGTAACTACTGCAGTAGATAGAAGCCAAGAAACTAGATCAAGATTTATACCAGATCCACCGCCACCGCCGCCACCACCACCGCCAGCACCGCCACCACGACCACAAGTTTTTCCTCAACCAGTAAGTGCTGGTCGTGGGCGTCCCGCTCCAGCACCGAACCAAGGACGTAGAGGTCAAAGAAATCCACCCAGAAGAAATCCACCCAGTGCAGGAAGATTCGCAAGACAACTAATTAGGTCAACTCGAAATAGGGATCCTTTAGCACAATCATTTTTAGTTAGTGAAACTAATGGTATATTTGTAACTAGTGTTGATCTATTCTTTAGAACTAAAGATCCAATAATACCAGTTACAGTTCAATTAAGACCTATGGTTAATGGGTATCCAACAAATGAAGTTTGTCCATTTTCTGAAGTTGTCATAAATCCACAACAGGTATTTACTTCCGAAGATTCTTTAACAGTAACTGAAGTATTCTTCCCATCCCCAATATATTTGGAAGGTAATAAAGAATATGCGATAGTTTTATTAAGTGATTCAAATGATTATACTGTTTGGATTTCAAAAATGGGAGAGATTGACGTATCAACATTACTTCAAGAAGAATCAAGACAAACTCTTGTTTCGCAGCAACCAGATTTGGGATCACTATTTAAATCTCAAAATGGATCTACCTGGACTGCAAGTCAATATGAAGATTTGAAGTTTAGACTATATGCTGCTACATTTAATAATGATTCCCCAGGAACTATATCATTCTTTAACCCAAGGTTGGATTTGGGTAATGATCAAATAGCTACTTTGGTTCCAGATCCTTTAGAATTTGAATCCAGAAAAGTAATTATAACAACTACAAATGTGATAGATATTACATCTTTAGATATTGGAAATACTATTAAACAACAAAACAATAGTTTTGTTAGGGGTGATGTTGTTGGATATGGTGGATCTGCTTCTGGACAATTAACCATAACAAATGCTGGAATTGGATATACTCCATCAGATGGTTCTTCTTTTACATTTAATGGAGTATCTCTAACATCGGTAAGTGGTTTAGGTAAAAATGCAACAGCAGATATTACTATAGGCGCTGATGGGAGTACAAATGGAGTTGCAATTGCAGCAACTATTAATTCGGGTGGATTTGGATATCAGCAAGGTGATGTAGTAACTATTGATAGTATTGGTTCACAACCTTTAGGAAAAAATGCACAATTTACTATATCCAATATTAATGGAATTAATCAATTAGTAGTGGATAATGTTCAGGGTAATTTTGAGAATAACACATCAAAATCATTACTATATGATAATTCTTTAGGAATAACCACTACTATTTTTGATACTGGTGGAGCAGATTCTGTCATTTCAAACATAGAGATTTCATCTCCATTTGAAGATGGTTTACATATTAAAGTAAATCATAAAAACCATGCAATGCATTCTAAAACAAATGTTGTCCAGTTATCAGAAGTAGGATCTGATATAGAACCAACTTCACTGACTGCAGAATATACTTTCTCGGACTCTGGTCCTGTTAGTATTGCTAGCACAACAAACTTCACAACATTTGAAAATATTGAAGTTAGTGCAACAAATCCTGGGTACATTCTAATAAATGATGAGATTATTTCATACACTGGAATATCAAATGGAACTTTAACTGGAATTACAAGGCAAATTGATAATACACAATCAATATCATATCCAGAAGAAACTACGGTATTTAAATATGAAAATAATGGTATTTCTTTAAGGAGAATAAACAAACTACATTATCTACAAGATGCACTTGTTCCAAGATCTATAGGTTTTGATTTTTATTACATAAAACTAGATACATCTCAAAATGGTATCAATAGAGATTCTGATCCAAGTGTACAGAAACTTTACATTCGTAAGTCAAAATCTGATGGTGGTGAGCTTGTAAATGCAACTCAAAATATACAGTATGAATCAATGAGACCTATTGTACAAACTTTAGTTCTGCCAGAAACTAATGTAACGGCAAAACTTAAGAGTATAACAGGAACTAGTGTAGATGGTAATGAAGTATCGTTCTTAGAAAGTCCAATAGTAGACATTACCTTAGATGAAACTAATTATTTTACAGAACCAAGATTAATAACATCAACGGTCAATGAATCCATTCATAATACAAATTTAATTTCAAATAAATCATTAGAATTAGAGCTAAGTCTATCTTCTGCTGATATTAGAGTTTCTCCAGTAGTTGATCTTGATAGAATAGGTGTTATTCTAACATCAAATAGGGTAAATGCCCCAATAACTGACTATGTAAATGATCCAAGAACTTCTACTTTAAACTCTGATCCTAATGAATTCATTTATTGTAACTTACCAGTTGAATTGGAAAATCCAGCAACTTCTTTAAAAGTTCTACTTTCTGCACATGTAAATATATTTAATGATGTTAGAGTATTTTATTCGATCTCAAATACTACAGAAAATGATCCAGTTTATTATCCCTTCCCAGGATACAATAATTTGGATGTGAATGGAAATGTGATTGATATTTCTGCTTCTGATGGTTTATCAGATAAGAAAGTTGTTAAGACTGATGTTTTATCATCAAATACTAATGATGTATTATTTAATGACTATACATTTACTGCAGATGATCTTCCAGAGTTTAGATATTTTAGTATCAAAATTATTGGTTCATCTACAAGTCAGTCAAATCCACCAAGGATAAAGGATCTTAGAGTAATTGCTTTGGCATAATGGAATATAATCAAAGACTAAAGGTAGAAGGTCATAATAATCTCGTTAGAGATACTGTCACTAACGGGATTATTAATACAGACAAATCTGGATATGAAACCTACATAAAATTAAGGAAAATGAAGGAAAGAGATTCTGTTAGAATTAATAAAATAGAATCAGATTTAAATAGTTTAAAGAATGATATAAATGATATTAAAAGTTTGTTATTAAACTTAAGCAAGAATAACTAAAATGGCAAAACCAACAACCAGAACAGAATTAATTGATTATTGTAAAAGGAAACTTGGATATCCTGTATTGGAAATCAATGTTGCTGATGAACAGATAGAAGATTTGGTTGATGATGCGCTACAGTTTTTTTATGAGCGCCATTTTGATGGGGTTATTCAAACTTTTTTAAAGTATAAAGTTACTCAAGAAGATATTGATAGGGGAACCGCAACAATGGGGGGAGTTGGAATTACGACTACCACTGTTGATACAACTATTGCAGGGACTCCAACATCATTTAATTATTTTGAGACTGGTAATTATATACAAATACCAGATTATGTTATGGGAATCAATAAAGTTATGAATTTTGAGGGTGCTAACTCAATTTCTAGTGGAATGTTTAGTGTAAAATATCAATTATTTTTAAATGAAGTTTATAATTGGAGTTCTATAGAACTTTTAAGTTATAGTATGGTTAAAAGATACCTTGAAGATATAGATTTTTTACTAAGTACAAAAAAACAAATAAGATACAATCAGAGACAAGATAGATTATATTTAGATGTCGATTGGGGAATGCTTAGACCTGGGCAATATTTGATTATTGATTGTTATAGACTTTTGGATCCAGCAGATTCTCCCCAAGTATGGAATGATTCTTTTCTAAAACCATACTTAACAGCATTAATTAAAAGGCAGTGGGGTCAAAACCTCATAAAATTCCAAGGAGTTAAATTACCTGGAGGAGTGGAACTAAATGGAAGACAAATGTATGATGATGGAGAAAAAGAAATTGCTGCATTGATGGAGAAAATGTCTTCTACTTATGAATTACCACCGTTCGATATGATAGGTTAGTATTATGCCATTAAATCCATTTTTTCTACACGGATCTTCTGGAGAACAAGGTTTAGTTCAAGACCTTGTAAACGAGCACATTAAGATGTTTGGGATAGAAATTTATTACATTCCAAGAATATTTGTAAATGAAAAAACTATATTAGAAGAAGTCTCTAGATCAGAATTTACTGTTGCTATTCCTATTGAAGCATATGTAGATACATATGAAGGTTTTGGTGGAGCAGGAACTTTACTATCAAAATTTGGTGTTCAAGAAGTAGATGATTTAACACTAATAATATCAAAAGAAAGGTATGAGTTGGGAATACGACCCATTATTGAACCCATAGAGAATACAAAATTAACAGAGAGACCCAAAGAGGGGGACTTAATTTATTTTCCATTGGGTGATAAATTATTCGAAATAAAATATGTAGAACATGAAAAACCTTTTTATCAATTACAAAAAAACTATGTTTATGAATTAAAATGTGAGCTATATGTTTATAATGATGAAATTATTGCTACGGGTGTAGATGAAATTGATGATAATATAGAGGAAGAAGGATTTTTACAAAAACTTCAAATGGTTGGAGTTGGAACTACTGCAACAGCATTTACTGGTTTAGTGGATGGTGCAATAAGAACTGTTTCAATATCAAATAGAGGTTCTGGATATTTTGAATCTCCAAGAGTCGCAATTACTTCTGCACCAGATAATGGATTAACTGCTGTTGGAATTGCATCTATGATTTCTGGAATTGTTGATCTATGTGATACATCTGAAGAGTCTTTAAGAGTTCAAGCAGTAGATATTATAAACCCTGGATATGGATATACAGTGACTCCTCGTATAACATTTACTGGAGGTGGTGGAAGTGGAGCATATGGAGTATGTAAAATTGCAAATAATGCTGTAGGTGTAGTAACAATTACTGGTGGAGGTAGTGGTTATTATGAAGCACCTAATGTTACATTTGTTGGGGCAGGATTGACTGGATTTATTCCTGCTGTAGCATCAGCATTGATTAGTGAATCTGGAATAGTTACCTCTATTGTAATTCATGATAGTGGAAACAACTATGCTGAAGTTCCTACTGTTGTTATAGATCCTCCTGATGTAGTAATAGGAACTGGTAAATTTATATTCAATGAAGTTGTTGTTGGATCTGCAAACAGTTCTACTGCAAGAGTAAAATCTTGGGATACTATTAACAAGGTCTTAACCTTGGGCAACATATTGGGAACATTTATTGATGGAGAGATTTTAACTGGATCTGAAAGTGGAGCACAGTATACTATTCTAAATAATGATATTGAAATTGAAGATAAATTCAAACAAAACAAAACTATTGAAATCGAAGCAGATAACATACTAGATTTTAGTGAGTCAAATCCTTTCGGAAATCCTTAAAAAAATAAAGCCATGTTTGATCATTTTTACCACCAAATATTCAGAAAAACTGTAATATCTTTTGGAACTCTTTTTAATAATATAAAAATTAAAAGAGAATCTACTGATGGGGTAGCAGAAGAAGTAATTGAAGTTCCATTAGCATATGGACCCACTCAAAAATTTCTTGCTAGGATTGAGCAGCAAGCAAATTTAAATAAACCAGTTCAAATGAGTCTTCCTAGAATGTCATTTGAATTTACAGGAATATCTTATGATACTGGTAGAAAATTAGCAGGAACTCAACACTTTACAACTACACTAAAATCAGATAAGACTGATATTAAAAAAGTATATTTTCCTGTACCATACAATATGGACTTTGAGTTGTCTATAATGACATTATTAAATGACGATGCTTTACAAATAGTTGAACAAATACTTCCATACTTTCAACCAAATTATACATTGACTATAGATTTGGTGGATACAATTGGTGAGAAAAGAGATGTTCCTATAACTTTAGAATCTGTTAATTTTGAAGATAATTATGAAGGAGATTTCACAACAAGAAGAGTTTTACTTTATACGTTGAAGTTTACAGCTAAAACATACTTGTTTGGTCCTGTTAAAGATTCTACCAGAGATGTTATCAAGAGCGTATCTATTGGTCTTGCTGGTGCAGATACTTCTGGTGCAGGAGCAAGAAATCTAATTTATAAGAAACCAGTAGCAACTAAAAATTATACAGGAATAGTTAAAACAACATTAAATATAGATACTTTACCAGATGCTACCATTCTTGATGTTGAAGATGGATCCCAAATAGCAGCAGATACTTATATAACAATTGACGAGGAAACAATTTATGTTAGATCAGTAAATGGTAATGAAATTACAGTCACAAGAGCTGCTTACAATACAGTAGCAGCTGAGCATGTTGGTGGTAGCGCAATATATGGAATAGATGAGTCTGATAATAATTTAATCAGTGCTGGTGATGACTTTGGTTTTAGTGGGTAAAAATCATGAAAGAACACTTCGATGACTTAAATTCAACTTTTAACGTTGATGCTGATATAGTAGAGAGAAAAAAAGAAAGAAAAGATAAAATAGTTCCTATAAAAGATCCTAATGAAGATATTACTAAAGATTATGAATATACCAGAGGAAATTTATATTCAATTATAGAAAAGGGTCAAGAAGCACTTGATAGTGCTTTAGAAATTGCTGTTGATGGTGGACAACCAAGAGCATATGAAGTTGTTGCACAATTAATTAAAAATGTATCAGATGCGACGGACAAAATAGTAGATCTTCAAAAGAAGATGAAAGAACTTGATGAGGAAAATCCCAAAGGGAAGACAACAAATGTTACTAACAATGCAGTATTTTTTGGATCTACAGATGAGTTATCTAAATATTTAAAAAATCAAAAGCGACTAAACGATAAATAGTAAAAAGCACTCTTTTGGATAATGGCCAGTTTTAATATAGATACTAAAGCACATTCTTCAGCAAGAAAGCAGAATAGAATTGCTGCTATGAAGGATTCTCCAAATGAAAATGAAAGAAAAGTTGCCGATAAAAAATTGCGTCCTTCTATGAAGGTTGGACTACCAACTATTAAGAAAGAAGAAATAAAATTAGTAGATAAAATTCTTGGAGAGGAGAGGTGTAGTGATGGGCACTATTGGTGCTCTGAAGAAAACTGTTGCAAACCAATTCCAAATGTTGATGAATCAGTTACAATTGAAGATGCTTTTGGTAACAAATTTGTAGAATTTATTGACTTAATTACACCAGAATCTTTACTCTCACAGAGAGAAGAAAAAGATCATGAAGTGTCCATGGCACATAAACAGATTAGTAAATCCCAAGAAAACTTAAAGAAAGTTAAGAAGAGTATTGGTAAAAAGGAAAAAAATCTTCCTGCCTGGATGCAAGCAAAACTTACTGATACTGAGCATAATACAGATGCTGTAGCAGGATATACAACAAAAGAAGGTATGGATCTTGCAAAAGCAGACATGGGAGATGTAATTAAAGATTTTCGTAAGTCTAAAAAACCTCAATTTAAAGGTAAGTCTGATGAAAAAATCCGCCAAATGGCGATTGCTGCTAAGTTAGAAGCAGAGCGTCAGAATGAGGAAGTTGAACTAGAAGAGGCAGTTAGACTACCTTCAGAGTTTGGTCATTTGCTATCAGTCATTGTTAGTTGGAGGGGACGTTCACAATATCTAAGAATGTTCTTCCCACAAGCAAAGTTACCTACAAAGAAAGATATTCAAGCAGAAATTGAGAAGGTTTATCCTGGAGGAAGAGTTCTTCAGTTCTCTACTTCAGATCTTCCTAGCAATCATGCAAATTTTGATTCCCCATTATTTAAAGTTACTACTAAAGAAGAAGTAGAACTTAAAGAAGAATGCGGCAAATGTAAAAAGACACCTTGTGAGTGTTCAAAGAGTGATGATATAGAAATTGAGGAGAAGAAAGGTCTTTGGGACAACATTCATGCGAGACGTAAAGCAGGAAAACCCAAAAGAAAGCCAGGTGATAAAAATTATCCAGAAACTCTTAATGTTGAGGGTAAAATGGCAACAGCACGCGCCAACGTTGGTGCTAGCAAGTGCTGGGATGGTTACAAGGCAAAGGGAACCAAGAAAAAGAATGGTAAAGTAGTTCCTAATTGTGTAAAAGAAGATGTTAATATCTCTGGAGGCAGTGTTGGTACAATTGTTATTGGAGGAGATCTGCCAAAAAAGTAGATAACGTCGGTGAACATTTTACCGCCGACGTTCTTTGGAGAGGAAGACTCTATAATATGGAAATGGTTATAGAGAATGGAGATTTACCATCAAGAAAAGAACTTGGTGAACAACTTCAAAATGAGTATCCTGGAGCAGTAGTTCAAAACGTATATCCATCTACACCTAAAGGTACAGTTACCATTACTAGTGCAAAGCACTACAATCATGGAACATTATCTTGGATTGA